GGGAGGGGTATGGGTTTGTGTGAAGATTTTCCCTTGTGGTTTTTTTTATATGTGTATTATTTTTTTTTGTTCTGTGTCTTTGTTGACTGTTTGTTGTGTTTATGCCTCTATTGTATTTTTTTTAGCCCAGCCTGTCAAGTTTTTTTATTTTGGGCGTGTTGTTTGTTTTCGGGCGTGTCGTGTTTTTGTTTGTGTTATAGTGTAGTTATCAACTTCAAGGGAAGGAAAATAAAATGGAAAGCTATAAGCGGATCGCAAAAGAAGCGGGCGTTAGTGTCGATGAGGTGCGGGAATTGATGGCACGTGCCTACGTCACAAGGGTTGAGATTCCATACTATCGTACTACCGAAGATGGGCGTGAGGTGGATGCGGTTGAAGTGTATTATGCCGTTTATGCTAGACATTGTCATCCTGTTGTTGTCTTGGGAACTGGAGACACTATCGCAGAAGCGGTAGCTGAAGCCTTGACCTACTGATTGGAGGTAGACAAATGAACACTATTATCGCCATTGATTGGGCGCGTAATTTGGCCGTGGTTTCTTTTACTGATATTGAGGGTGTTTATAAGTTCGGCCTTGGTGAAGTCACTACCTTGAGCAGTGCGAAAGCTCGTGTTCGTCGCATAATGTTCAAACAGTATGGCGTCACGATTTCTCGCATGAGGTTTGAGTGGTCTACTAATGATATTGACTGTTACCGCGCTAATCGTGTTGAGAGCTGATTGGAGAGTAACAATGAATACTGTGATTACTATCAGTTGGTGGGCTAGAACTGCTGTTGTTTACTTCACTGATATCGATGATTTCTATATGCTGGATATTGGGAAGAATAGAACTCTTAGGGGAGCTAAGTCTTACATTCGTAGGGAGCTATGCGGTAAGTATGGTGTCGCACTTTCTCATATTAAGACTGTGAAGGATACTCCCCCTGTTACATTTCTTCTTGCTACGCGCGTCGAAAAAAAGGAGATTTGACATGTGGTATTTCATCATCACTAATGATGGGTTTCAGGTGTTTGAGATTCTGCCTGACTGCGTGAAGCCTAGTGGCATGTTCCGCGCAACGTCGTTGAAAGCGTCGTTGGACGGCGTTCTATCTCATATCCGCAGCGCCTATGCGGGTATGAATGTGGGCGTGGATATCGATAATGCCACGTTTGACATGGATGGCACTATGGTTGGCATGGTGAAGGTGGTGCTGGTATGATGGTTGGCATGATTGTTTCCGTCTGTATTCTTTCCGTACTGTTTCTTATAATGGCTGCTACGGTGTTTTGCGAATTGCCGCGTGATTGGCGTGACACGTTTTGTTTTTTGGTCATACTTGTAGTAAGCGTGGCTATGGTTTTGGTTCTTGTCGTGAAAGGGTTTTGAAATGGCTGAACATGATATGAAAGTTGCCGTGTTTTCCTCACAGTTTGTGGGGGGTAATGTTGAGTTGTGGTATTGTCCGCATGGCCAACGATACGAGTTGAGGTATGCCGTCCGATTCCGCACTTTAGCCGGGTTTTGCAATGCCACTGCTCTGTGTGCGTATGATGCGGGAGATGGTAGTCAGGTGGTTGATCTTATGTTGGACGCTATCGACATTGCCCGCACGCCATTACTGGATAGGAATTGATCATGTATTTTCGTGGCTGGTTGCATTCATGGACTTGCAAAAATTGCTATTATGCTGACACGTATTGGCGGTTGAGAGCGTTTTGGATGGGAGTGAAGCGCAAGGGTGATGCTTTCGCCCCGCCGAAACGGTGTCCGAGTACGGACTTGTGGGTTGACATGTGGAGATTCGGTGCCGAGTCCGGTGATGAAGGAGTGGAGTTTTGATTATGTATGAGACTTTTGTTGCACTCGCATATGTGAGGCATGGCGACAAGCCCCCTATCGAAGTGGGGTATGCCACCTCGTATGATAAGGCCGCCGATCTTGTACGCGAGTGGGCGGCAATACCCGCACGCGTACGTGATATTGCATATTTCCGAGTGGAGAAGCGCTATTATGTTTAATCGTGGCAATAACCGGACGCCAATCTATCGCATGCGCCGGTTTGATGATGCGATCATGGAATCACCCCGTATTGTCAAGGCTGTGAAAGGCCGGAAACGTGACCTGAATCTGAAACGGTATGACATGGGGTATGGCGATTTTGAAACATGCTGCCGTGCGGTTACCATGCTATGCGAACTGTGGCGCGAAGGGGCTAGCACATGGTTTCCGCAAGCAATAATTGTCGTATCGCAGATTTGCGGCAGCCTGACCGCATGGGATGGACTCGCCGCCGCCCTGTCCCGCACGTATGACGTGGAATACTTGGACGGCACTGTGAACCCGCCGAATCTGATCGCATGGTGCGCCGTCTGCGCCGTCAAGGGCGGTACGTCGTATGATTGTTGCACGATTTTCAACAGCCCGGAAGCTCAGAATCTTATTATTGCCGTGTTTAAAAATTTTGACAGACTGGACACGACACGATATAATGATACTGAATTGCAGAAAATCTTACTACAGGGGAGGTAACGCGTATGGCTAGAATCAAAACCGACATTTTTCGTACGCGCGTGTATGCCGTGCTCAAGGGCATGGAACTTGTTGATGGCGATTTTATGGAAGCCGAGCATGTCATTGACGGGCGACTTAAGGACGCGCGTGCATATTCGATTCGTGCCAAGAAACTGTTTCCTAATTTCATTCCACGCTCTATTCACATTTTTTCGCAAAAAGTCTCCATGAATGAGGAAACTTTTTACAAGTATGCGACTTTCGGGGAGCCGCAAGAATGGGACCCCGAAGAACATACAAAACGACACGCCGAAAATTGAAAATAATGACGGTATGTGATATAAAAGATTTTAGGCATAAGCCTAAGAACAAAATAACAACAACAATATAAGGGAAGATAATATTATGGAAAACACCAACAATAAAGCTCTAGCCGCATTCAACACCGAAAATGGCGAGCTTGGCACCGTCCAACACTTCATCGACACTTCCACTCGTGAAGGCAAGATCAAGCTCTACTCTGCGCTTCAGAACGCCGAAAAGCTTGACGAACATTTGAACGAGACCCTGAACATGGTGAACGCCGTTGCACAGTCCGTACAAGTGACGGATGATCAGACGGGAGAAATCTCCAACACCGTGCGCGTCATCATCGTAACCGATGATAACAAGGCGTATGCGGCCACCTCCCCAACTCTCGCTGCCGGACTGAACACCATGTTCGGAATCTTCGGAACCCCGAACACTTGGGAAGCCCCGCTTGCCATCAAGGTAGTGGAACGTCGTTCCCGCCGCGGCTTCAAGTTCTTCAGCATCGAGCCGGTGGACGAAGCGAGTAAGTGACACGCTATAATCATTAAGTAGCATTCATTATTGAGAGCACCCAATCTTGGGTGCTCTCGCCATCTTAAGAGGTGCGCACTATGTCTCGCAGTCGTAACCGGAATCACGTCAAGGCACATCAAGCCGCGCAAGCACGCGCAGCACGTAATATCAAACAGCTCGGCTCGTACTCTCACTCGAATCTTGCAAAAACCGCTGACAAACAATTGGTCAATATTGCGAAAACCTTAGGTCAGGAGTGGGAGAAGCAGCGGAAACAGGCCATAGCGGAAGCGAAAGCAACCCCATACCATGCCACCGCCGTGGAAAAGCCGACGAAAAAAGACATCATGTTTGCCCAGCGCACGCTACTCTCGGACGCGCAAATCGCTGCGGAACCGGTGGCGAAAAGACGCAAACTGCTAAGACAGCAGCAGCGGAAGATCAATGCGGCACGGCAGAAGATCAACGACTGGAACAAAGAACAGGCTATGCCGCAACGTAGCGTGTACGAGCAGCGTTTGGCCGAAATCACCGGCACTACCGGTGAGGGTTTCGGACGCACTCAGATCATCCCATCAAAACTCACTGACTTTCTGCAAATGACCAACGTGCTGAGCGACGAAGCGTTCGTGCGCTCCCAATTGGAAAGCGGACATCGTAACGAGCTGCTTGAGCAAATGCATGACGCAGCCGAAATCTTGGGATTGCGCACCGAACAGAAACGCAAGTCTAACAAACAGGGAACAGGCAAACAGAGCAAAGACTTGTACGGTGAGCACGAATGGCCATCTTACATGTCACGTGGCCGTTATGAGGTTTTTGAAAAAATCTTGGCCACCTCACTCGGCTCGAAACGGCTGAAACGATTCCGTCAACTATCCGCAGCGCAGAAACGCGCTTTTATCGAACAGACCGACGCCCCACGAATCGTGTTTGATTGGACGGTGTATGACCCCGTTCGACACGGCTTCACGTCGGTTTTTAGGGACAACAGTGAGGGTTATCAACGCTCACGGCGGCAGTTCGACCGGTGGATGGCGGAAGTGGGCGCGCTGGAAAAGTAGCGGACGGCAATCAAGGGAAGTTATACTATGATAGTGCATGACAATAGAGTGGGCTTATGGTGTGTGGATAATGTCATACGATGCACGGACGGCACCGTGCTACGTGATGTTATCCAACCTAACCGCCTTTTGGCGTCCATCATGAAGGGCGGCAAACTCACCGTCTACGTGACCAATACCGATCTACTCGACCCGTTTATAGCGCATGTCGTACACTCCCTACCCCACAATGAACATAACGCTAACCTGAGCTGGGATGCGATAGTATCCCAAAAAGGCAAGTTTTTTAGTCTTACCGTCCGCATCGACCGTGAGAATTCCGCACGGTTTTTTGATATTTCGAATCTTTTGCGGGAAAATTGCAAGCTTACCATGACTGATGCTCAACTGCTCAACATTTTAAGCGAGTACGATCAGCGCGGCTTGTGCAAGATCACTGCCGGTGGGGCGAGCATGGAAGCGTTTGCGTCCGGCGAGTGGAAGTGGTATTACGACAAATTCCCCCAACTGAAGCCCGAAACCAAAAAGTCATTGCATGATGCCTATATCGGCGGTTTCATGGTTGCAAGAGAGGGGACGTACGGCAAGGCCGTTGACGTTGACTGCAACTCGATGTATCCGAGCATATTGCGAAACGAATGGCTTCCATGGGGATTGCCTGAACCTTACGACGGTGCGTATGAACAGGATGATGATATGCCGTTGCATTGCGACGAACTTACGTTTCGAGCGGAATTGAAGCCAAACGGATACCCTTTTCTGCTCGACAATCGTAGCGTGTATGGACTCAATCGACTCACCAGCACTAGGGGGTATGTTACAAGAGTATTGACTGACATTGACCAAAAATTGCTTTATGAGAATTATACGGTGAGCGTATACAGGCATGTGCGGGGGTGGAAGTTCCGGCGCTCCAAGGGGTTTTTCCGCTCGTTCGTTGATGAATGGGGGGACTTGAAGCAGAAGGCGACGGGCGAGAAACGGCAAATGGCGAAACTGGTCATGAACGCGCTCGTAGGCAAAATGGCGAGTCTACCCAAAGGTGCCGTCATGCTTCCCACGTCAAAAGACGGTATGACCTTGGACTGGGATGTAGCACAGAGAGAGGAATCGAATCTGAAAACCGATTTCCTCCCCGTACCCGTATGGGTCAACGCCTACGCAAGGCGAAAGCTTATGGACGTCTGCCATGCCAACTCCGATCGGCTCTTGTACGCGAACACGGACGGGTGCATTTTGAGCGGCTGGGAACCGGTGGAATCATGCGAAACCCACCCCACCGAACTAGGCAAATGGAAAATCGCAGCCCGATACGAAAAGCTCACCATTTTAGGCATGAACCGATATCAAGGGTGGAAGGATGATGGCGAAGTTGATATCTGCATGGCTGGAAGCCAATTCACACAGCCCATCCCCTACGAGCTGTTTCGACATGGCGTGCAAGTCGCGGACGACTACGGCACAATGGTTATGCTATAATAATCATGTCCTGTGAGCGTCGATTTTCGACTGGGAGCGACATAGGTTGGACTGCCACGGCTGAAAACGCCGCCAACCATGATTTGCTATCGTGGCGGTAGTGCCCTACGATTATCACTTTCGCGCTCTGATAGGACAATTTAGACCCTCCGTGATTGGAGGGTCATTTTATTTTCCCGTCGCATGATATAATTTAATGGAAACATTGCCTACCGTAAGGAGCTTACATGGCAGACCCAAACAATGAGAGCGACGAAAACATCACTCCGCCGCCAACCGAAGAAGAGAAACAGACTGAAACCATCGATGATGAAATCAAGCCGAAAGAGCCGGAACAGGAACCGGAACCGTCCGAACCGGACGTGAGCGCACGACTTGACTCGATCGAAAAGGAATTGGCCGCATTGAAGGCCATGATGGACACGCTCGGCTATACCGACCCCACCCCGTCCGACGACGACGGTGACGGCGACGAAACGCACGAGTCCATCGAAGACTTGTTTAACTAAAGAAAGGAATAGTAATGTCTAATATTCGACCGTTGGCTTCTAAGGGTGACGTTGAGATTTTCAACGCCGTCCGAAACGCCACCTCCCCACAGTTCCAGGTGCGCATTCCAAGCGCCACGCAAGGCAATATTCGCAACGCGGTTGACACCATGCGCAACTTCCCCTACCTCCGTGATGAATTCACGGGAGTGTTGATTCAGCGCTTGATCGGACTCTATGTCCAGCATGCGGACTGGGATGACCCCTTGAAGCTGATCGGCTCCCCCCGTACCCTGAAGCGTTACGGCAGCACGTACGAACAGGCCGCAGTCGGCCTTGTCAAGGCACGCACCCGCAACTTTAACCAAGAGTATCTCGGGGATGATGTGTATGGCCGCTATTCACTGCCTACCGCAAGCGTGTTCCACCCGCTCACGTTCGACCACTACTATCCGGTCACCATTCCGGAAGACGCGCTTCTGACTGCGTTTGACGGCGAAAGCGGCATGGCGGACTATATCGCGGAGATCATGAACGCGCCGATTCTGTCCGACCGTAACGACATGTATTTGATGAAGACGCAGACTTTCGCAGAATACGCGCGTAAGGGCGGTTTTTATCGAGTTCACACCGCAGATGTGGGTGCGGCAGACTCCACTGAAGCGGACGCCAAGAATCTTCTGCGCCTTATCCAGCAGACCGCAAACGAACTCAAGGCATCCCCCATGTCGGCCATGCCACGATATAACGCCATGAGCTGGGTTACCCCATGGCGCGATTCGGAGGCAATCCTGTTCGCCACGCCTCAGGTTATCGCCGCACTCAACGTTGAAGCATTGGCCGCAGCGTTTAATATCGACAAGGTCAACGTGCCGTATCGTATCATTCCGATTCCGGCAGATATGTTCGGCATTGGCGGTGCCGCCGGTAAGGTTCAGGCCGTGTTGACCACGGAAGACTTCTTCTTCTGCTGGGACGAAATGCTTGAAACGACGAGCTCCCCGGTCAATCCGATTGACGGCACGCGCAACATCTTCTACAAGCATAGGGGCAGCATCACCCCTAACCCGTTTGCTAACGCCGTGCTGTTTTGGACGGGCGAAGGCTCCAACGAGTCCGTGACCCTCCCGGATACGCTCACCACCAGCAAGCCGGAGTTTACCTTGCGCGTCATGAAATACGGTCAGCCATCGGTTACCCCCGAAAACGTGTCTCGTGGCGACTTGGTACAAGTCGAATCTGAGATCGCAAGCGCCAACGGGGATACCGCAAGCTTCCAGCCGATCGGCATCGAATACAAGGTTGAGGGTGCGACCTCGCAGTTCACTTCGATCGACAACGGCGGTATCCTCCGTTGCGGTCTCGACGAAACCGCCGAAGTGCTCAAGGTCACCGCTCAGGCAACCTATATTGACCCCACCCATCCCGAGATCGATCAGACGGTTTCCGCAGCACTGTCCGTGCCGGTTGTCGGTACGTGGCTCGGCGGCTGGAAGACGGGAGCCATCGAATCCCTTGAGATTCAGGGCGAAAAGGCGGTGAAGAGCGGCGAGCATGTCGCGCTCAAGGCCATTGCCACCAAGACGGACGGTAACACCGCCGACGTGACCAACCTCGCCATGTGGACGGTTGACGCCAACGCGACCATCACCCCTAACGGAGTGCTTACCGGAACCGCCGCGGGAGCGGCCAACGTCACCGCGAAATTCGCTGGAGCTACCGGAACGGCGAAAATCACCGTCACCGCCTGACATTCGGCGATAACAGGTAAAATAGGTGCGAGAGAATAATTCTCGCACCTATTGTTTTTAGGAGGATTTATGAGCGCAAACGACTTGCCGATCAACTTCAGTTATGCCAAATGGACGCCGAACACACGATTCAAATTGTGTAATGTCCCGTGGGATATGGGGTATAGGGATATAGTCAAATGGGATGAACAGGCTCAGAAAGAGTATTTCGACCGTTTGAATGGTATCGAATTTACGAATTGCACCATGAGTAAGTATGGGTTGCCGGTACGATTGCCCATCCCGTTTGCTCAGGCGTCGCAGTATAATTATCTGATCGCCACGAACGACTACGATTTCGACACGCCCCGCAGTTGGTATTATTTCATTCAGACATGCGATTATATCAACGCCAACACAACGCAATTAAATATCCAATTGGATGTATGGCAATCATTCCAACACGATGTCCAGTTGGGTAACGCCTACGTTGAAAGGGGGCATGTGGGGGTTGCTAACGAAAACGCGTGGAAAGACTATGGGAAAACCTACCTCGATCTGCCCGAAGGACTCGACACAGGCAAATGCACCGTACTCACAAACGAGTCATGGAAACCGTTAATGGACGTGGCCGAACGTGACGGGGTAAAATACACGTCCTATGGATTGATCATCGTAAGCACCACCGATCTCGAATCGGATACGGGCACCAAGGATAATCCGGTAGTCAATACCGCCACCGGCAGCGCTTTCGAAAGTCAACTCAACGGTACCAGCATGTACTATTTGGACACTCCCGCAGATATTGTCGTATTTTTTACTGAGGGCATGAATGCCCCATGGGTCACGCAAGGCATTTGCGGCATTTACGCGGTACCCCACCTCCCGCAAGCGCTATTGGACGGTCAACCGAAAAAAACGGAACTTTTCGGCCATTCAGTCAGCTTTACCGGCAATTGCTGGGAATTACGCAAGCGAAACGACAATTCCAACGCACGTTACACGGATATCATCAACCTGAAAAATTTCCGCGACGCTTTCGTACTGCCCGAACGGTATAAGTATCTCAAAAAGTTCCTGACCGCCCCCTACGCTTACATCGAATGCAGCTGTCTTAATGGCACCGTCATTACGTATGAGCCGGAGCAGATACCGAGCGCCGATCTGATCATCCGCGAAACATGGGACTATGCGCCCCCCTCTCCTCGTTTGAATTTTTACGCGCGCGGATACCATGCCGGCAATCTTGGAGACCGCCAACCATTGCCGGACGGCAAGGGATTGCCTATCGATACGGGCGAAATGTTGAATGCGAGCTTCGGCATTACGAACTTCCCTACCTTTATGGCGGTAAACAATGGCTCGGCGCTTGCGCTTGCGAACAGCGCATACACTAGGCAGTATGCCCAGCAAACCGCTGACTGGGGGTATCAGAAAACCCAAATGGGCATTAACAATGCCTACGCACAAGCGCAATTGGGTACCCAGTATGCAAGCGCGCAAAACCGGCTGGGCACGTCGAACCGAAACGCCATGAATGCGATCAGCAACCAAAGTGCGCAGATGGGGACCGATTTGACATTGAAAAACCTCGGGTTTAACAACCAGATGGCGCAGATTAACACGATAGGTTCAGGAATCGCCAACGCCGCCGGCGCAGCCGTCTCCGGTAATGTCGGTGGCGTGGCCGGAGCTATTGCTGGAACCGCCATCGGTGCATGGACGAACCAGCAAACCTATGGCAACAACGTGAGCACGGCGAACCAGCAGCTTGCGAACACGCAAACCACCAATAACGCAAGCACCTCTCAAGCCAACGCTTTTTCACTTGCGCAAACCAATCTCGGCAATCAGCAGACCATGCAGCTAGCCGACATGAACAAACAGCTTGCACAGGCTACGGCGCAAGGCGATTACGAAAACACGATCGCCGGCATCAACGCCCAAGTGCAGCAGACCCAAACAGTGCCCCCTACTACGTCGGGCGCGTTGGGTGGAGACGCATTCAACCTAGCCAACGGGCTGATTGGTGTCATGGTGCGTTATAGGCAAATCTCCCCCGCTGCCATGCAGGCCATCGGAGAAGTGTGGCTAAGGTACGGATACTATGTGCAAAGGTTTATGCGCTTGCCGGAGAATCTCATGGCAATGAACAATTTCACCTACTGGAAGCTCCATGAGTTGTACGTGCGATCGAGCACATGCCCCGAAGAGTACCGTCTGACCGTCAAGGGCATTTTTGAAAGTGGCGTGACCGTATGGACTGACCCCGATAAGATCGGCGTCACCGATTACGCGGACAATACGCCACTGGCCGGTATCTCGTACTGACCGGATATAATGGAGAGAGCAATATAACTCTCTCCATTATTTTTAGGACGGTGATTATGAGTAAACGCAGTAATGCACGCAAGGCCGCGCACTGGGACAATCAGAGCGTGCTCGGCAGCATGTGGGGCAATTTGAATCTGCCCGAAATGCGGCAAAGTCTACGCATCAACCAATACATGAAATTGATCGAAATGTTGGCCGTAAGCCGGTTTAAATGGGTTAACCTACCCCCATATATCGACGAACGCTACCTCGAATTGACGCTTTTTGAAAACGGTCTAGCACTCTTTTTCCCCGACAAACGCAAGGGGGTCAACCGGTTTATGGTCACTTCAGGCAATATCGGAGGCGTCAATAACTACAATAATCCGACATCATTCCAGCCCGTGGCGACAAGTTATTCTCACCCGCAGATCGGCAGCAAGGAATGCGTACCCATTTGGGACAACCAGCTTAGATGTACCATGGTTGATGTGATGTGGAATTACGCGACACGATTGGCTATCGCAGACCGCGCATTGGACGTGAATTTGGACAATATTTCGGTACCCCTCATTATCGCCACGTCCGAAACCAACAAGCTCACGGCTCAAAATTTGATGAAAGCGCGAGAAGACGGCGACCCATACGTGTACGCCTACGATAGTGCGGATATTACCGGAATGTTTCAGACCTTCCCTAATATGACGCCGTTTTTGGCGGATAAGATCATCACCACGAAAACGCAGGTGTGGAATGAACTCGTAAACTATCTTGGCATTGACAATTCAACCACGGAAAAAAAGGAAAGATTGCTGGAAAGCGAAGTGACGGCAGGCAATAGCCGTACGAACGTTTTCCGCTTAAGCTATCTCAAATCACGTCAACAGGCGTGCGATACGATTAACCGATTGTGGCCGCAAATGGCCGACTCGGGCTACCCTATCGGCATCGAATGGAATGATACCACTTCAGGCGGTTTGCTGGATGTGGACGGAAACAAAGAGGAGGAATGATGGCACAGGACTTGAGCATGTATGCGATCAAGGACAGTATGGCCGACTACACATTGACCTTGGGTAATCTGATCGACCGCGGTTTTAATACGGACGAAAAATTACATTTAAGTTCGCAATATTATCCGATCTTCGACGAAAACTATCGGGCGAAATTGAACGAGAAAATCGTAGCCCACTACGCGTTACGCGAAATCGGAAGCGAAACGCCGCAAATGTTCATTTTTTACCTTGGGCGTACCATGCGCGAACAAATGGACTATTTCAATCAGATGTACGTTTCCGCTCAGCGCAAGTTCGACCCGTTCATCACGTCCGACGTTCGGCAGGAGATGGATTCGACCAGTACGAACGAATCTTCGGGAAAGTCTTCGGGCACGCAGTCCAACGAGTCCACCGCGAACAGCACGTCCGACACTACCGCCGATAATTCGTCAATGACTTTTAATTCGGAGTTTCCGCAGACCCGTATTGATGATTTCCGCAAATACGCCACCAGCGCTTCGCAGACGGATTCGACCGGCAACACGCATACGGCGACACAACAGGACAGTTCGGCCACCGCGTCTAGTACCAGCAACACGGATTATGCGCATTCTTCCGACAAGGGCAATAGCGTGTCGCATACGATCGGCACCAGCGGCTCGCAATCACAATTGCTGCTCGATTGGCGTAGCACCATGCTTAATATCGACATGATGGTAATCGGCTCGCTGGAAGACCTGTTTATGGGCGTGTGGGGCAGTGGGGACAACATGACCAATTCGCCGCAACTCTACTCTACGAGTCTCGCCTATAATCTCGGCCACTAGAGTATACTTGACATTGACAGATTGGAGGATAAATGGACGGAATCAACATGTGCGCCGCCCCTTTGGATATCGACCCAAGGCAACGCTATTTCACCACCGTGCAACCGTTTTCGTACCGTGATACGCTCACCGTACTCGGCTATGTACAGGAGGTGGCCGAGCATCTCGACCAGCTCAGGGAGCAGGTGGATAATCTCGCCGAAGATGAAAACGCCGACATTGAAGCGATCAACGGGGTTCTCGCCGAGATCGCAGCATGGCAAGCCTCGGTTGATACCGCATTGGATGATCTCGCGAAAAAGGTGGACCAGTATCAAACCTCGGCGCTCACCTATAATGTGACCACCGGCAGGTATGAGGACTCTAAAAACACCGATCGCGATATGTATCGCGAGTTGGCCGTATTCGGAGCACGAGTTAATCAGATGGCCACCAAGACCGCAGCCGAAGCCGCCGAACATGATTGCATCACGTGGGCGGTATTGGGCAATCATGATATTTTCGGCAACAAAGAGCCGAGAGTAACCCCACGAGAAAGGACGCAACAGCAATGACCAACAGCCAATATGACAAGACACGATACCTCGCATTACCCCTCTACACGGATGATACGCCCATGGACTTGCGAGACGGATATAATGAGTCCATGAGGGCGCTAGACCAAAAAATCCATCAACTGGAAACCCTTATCCGAGAAACCAAAGGAGCCAACCAATGAGCACCGTTTACGATAAAACCGACAATTACGCGCTAAATCTGTATGGCGACAATGACCCCGCCGACTTGCGCGACGGATACAACGGCAGTATGCATACCATTGACGACACGCTCGAAAAACATTTGAACCGTATCGAATCGGTGGAATCGCGTGAAGCCCATGATGAGGAAGTCACGAAGGCACTGCTGGGGGATAATACGGTGGATGCCGCAACCGCAGCGAAAACCAAGTGGGACAAGGCGGGGACGGACGCTACCGCCGCCGCAAGCAAGGCCGACAGCAACACTCAAGCATTGACGGCGCTCGGAGTCGAAACCGCGGAAAAGGCAGAAAAGGCCGCCCACGAAATCACCTCAAACTGCAATGTCGTGCTACACGGCATCCCTAACGACGCATCATATTCGGTGTCCGACCTCATCAATGCGTATATCAAGGACAATCCGTTTAACGGCGTGTACTTCCCCGCCGGAACCTACCATTTGGACAAAACTATCGACATTCCAAAGAACACGACGAATCCGTTCACCTTCTACGCCGAACCTAATGCAAGGTTCGTCGCAACGGCAAATATGACGGACATGTTCGATTTTGGAGCATACTCCGAAAACGGCGAAAAGACATATGGGGCGACAATCACCGGCGGTGTGTACGACTGTGCTGGCCTGTGTGATAATTGCTGGAGTTTCGAACAGGACGTATACGGCGTAAGCATTTCGAACATGACGGTCAAAGGTGCCAAGGTAGCGTCATTCTATGCAAAAAGAACTCAAGCACTGGACATGCTTTTCACCAATATCAGGGTTAACATGCTCAAGGAAAGCGCGGATTCCCAGTACGGGTTTTATCTCAACGGCACGGATTGTCAGTTCGTCAACGTCTACACGACATATTGCCATACGCATTTTAAATGCAACGGTGGCGGAATGATGTTCGACACGGTTCACTCATTCAACAATCCATCATTCCAGAACGCCGTCTGCTATGATCTTGCAAATGGGGTATATTTTGGTAACAACATCTACATTGATACTATAGCCATCGGTGTGCAATCCAAATACATTGACGCTTATTTTACCAACGTATATCACTACACGTATGCAAAACTTAATACGGATACCGTGACATTCAAGGTATCATACAACGCCCGACTGCGCTGTGACGGATTATATGCGAGATTCCTTGAAGACAGTCATGCGGCAACACCGCTCGTAGGGGTAAAAAACGATCAGTATACATTTAATTTTGAGAACGTGAAATTCTCCAACGTAGACACATACGGTGATAACTGTCTTATGCCTGTAATGCCAAACTATGGAAAAAGCTCGTATCATTCAAGTTTATTTTACGGCGTAACGGACAGTTCAAACGGTTATATCCCCATTGGAGTATTGTACGAAGAAATGACTCAGAGCATTTCTGTTTTTACATCCAAATCACTAGAGCCATACGGTGAAGTCACTATCGAAATAGACAATCTATCAGATATTTACGTTAGAAACATGACATTTACCGCAGATTCGATAAAATATTCAACGAGGGGGTTCCTATATGACGGAAACAACTCTTTCCCAATATGCGTTTCCGATTCAAAAACCAATAAGCTCGGATTGCGCTATAGGGTCATATACTTAAAAAACACCACCACTCTTCGCAATAGCTATAAGAACATAACAATTCATCCCAATAGAACAGGAATCACGCTCTTTACGAAAGGTGGTGTCGCCACTGAAACCCCAACCATAGCGGTACAGACAACACCGGTTATTAAAACCATAGCGGCCCAATAACCACACGGATAGCCATATCGCCTATAATGGTGATATGGCTATTACTTTTAATCAATGGATTGATCAGACGAAAAACCGTTTTTGGGACATGGACGGCGCGTATGGCGCGCAATGCTGGGACCTGTGGGCGAAATACAGTATGGACATGTACGGCATGTCCATTCAGGACTGCATAACCCCAACCGGCTATGCGGGAGGCTTATACACGTCATACCCCGTATCCGCACGGTGCGAGCAAGTGTACGAGCGAATTCCAGCAAGCGGATACTCGCCGGTGGCGGGTGACGTGGCAATATGGGGGTACGGCACGTATACTCCATACACTCATGTTGCCATAGTCGCCGGCAATGAGGGCGTGAAAAACAACAGCATTTATATCATCACGCAAAATCCGGACGCAAGTGCGCTCAAATGGTTCCCAATCGACGGACTGTTAGGCTACTTGCATCCCCGTACCATGCCTAAGTCGGACGTGGACAATCCCACCGGCGACAACAATCAGGGACACCCTGATTCCGGACGGAGGGGGGCGTGGATACACTGGCAGGGAGACAACCTATACTTGCATGAAACGGACAATAGCGGGTCACATACTCGTATTTTCTATAAGACAACGGCCAACAATTTTTCTGAAAAAGCATCACAGGGGCAACCATCAGACTCACAAGGCCAAGGGCACCCATCCAGCTCGACATCACCGGAAAACTCGTATGCGCTCTATGTGATCGGCACGGTTGAATCCGGTCTGCAGTGGGATGCAGTGGAAGCAGCCAATCTCCAAGGCATCGGTATTGCACAATGGAGTTTCGGGCGACGCTTGCAAGTGCTTAACAAGATGCGGGAAGCCGACCCTACCGGCTACGCCGCATTCAAAAGCACGGCTCCTGAGATTGCGGGACTCATGGAATCGGGGGGCGATTTCACTCGACCGCTCACCTCGACGGAAGCAGCGGCATTCCGGACATGGGCGGCACGTGGCGAATCGCATGAGGGGCAGCGCAAACAGTTTGCCGAAGACTACGCGGGATATCCACAAGAGTATGGTGATGATAAAATGCAAATCTTGTGGGTGACCGCATATCACCAGTCGCCGGCAAACGCCTTGAAGGTGCCGAAAGCGTCGAATCTCGCGCAGCTCAAAACCAATATTTTGAGCACGTACCCGTTCCAGCCATACGTAAGCCGGTACAATCAGGCATACTCGCTGCTGACCGTGTGGGATGGTAGATCGAATCCGCCCGCATTCTAATATGTGTGGTATAATGATACGTGTCGGCATGTGATAACTTCCCTTGAGCCGACCGTAACCAATAGGGGAGTGTAACGGTGGTCATGACGTTACGCTCCCCATTGTTTTAGGAGGTGAGCAGACATGGCGTTACAGACATTGGCTGAAGACGACTACTACGATTTGCATAATTTGCTCACCCGTAACGCGCCGTGGAATTTCGTGATCGGCGCACGTGGCCTTGGCAAGACTTTTGCCGCAAAACGATACGGCATTAAAGAGTTTATTAAAAATGGCCATGAATTTATTTATCTTCGTCGCACGGACGTAGAACAACACCGCAAGGAAACGTTTTTCAAGGACATTCAGGAATTTTTTCCACAGTATGAGTTTCGCGTGAATGGCGAAAAAGGACAGATTCATAAGACATCATGGGATGAAAAAGATTGGCGTACATGCTGCTATTTCGTCGCACTCTCACAAGCCGGTGGTCTGAAATCGGTAGCCTACCCTAAAGTGCACTTGATTGTTTTCGACGAAATCTTTCCCGACAACCTCAGGTTTTTGAGCAATGAGGTAAACAGTTTCAGCGAGTTTTATAACACGGTAGACCGTTGGCAAGATAGGACAAAAGTGCTGTTTTTGTCCAACGCGGTGCAAAAAGCGAACCCCTATTTCGCGAAATACCGGTTGGACATTGGTGCTCAGCAAGCGAATCAGCAACAATATAAGTTGTATTGCGGGGGGTTCGTGTGTTTGGAATTAGCTGATTACGGCGGATTCAGCGCGAAAGTCGCCAAGTCAAAATTCGGTAGATTTTTGGAGCAGTACGACGGGGATTACGCGGACTATGCAATACGCAATAAATTCCGTGACGAATCCGACACGCTACTAGCCCCCATTCCAGCAGACGGCGGACTGTCTTATGTTTTGGACACTACCGATTATGCGCGTTTTGGTATTTGGGTTTCCGTGTCCGAACGTGACGGGCATGTTTCACAATATGTTTCACGACGTATTCCGAAAGACAATACTCGCCCCGTCTACACGCTCGACCCCAATCATGTTGACGAAAAAACATGGTACGTCAAAAAATCGGATGATATCATACGGCGACTCACCACCGGCTACCGACTGGGCAAAATAAGATTTGATGACTCACAGGTCAAGGCCGATTTCGGCCTGATCATCGGTGAATTGTTAGGAAAATAGAAAGGATAATATCAATGACAATGACATCAACGGACGTATGGTGTGTGTTCGCGGTAGTCTTTTTCATCATCGTAGACTACGTGACCGGACTTGCCAAGGCCATACTCAACGACACGCTCAGCTCCCAAAGAATGCGTCAAGGCTTATGGCATAAGTTCGCCTACCTCATGCTCACTTTGGTAGCCTATTTCGTGGACATGATCAATCTCCATGTTGACCTCGGACTTCCGATCAGCGTGTTCGTTTGCACGGTAGGCGGTATCAGCCTGATTGAGCTTACCTCAATTCTCGAAAACATCACCGCCATCAATCCAGAGCTAGCGGACGCACCGTTTATGAGTGTATTCGCAAACAACAATACCCCCAAACATAAGAAGGAAAACTAACATGAACATTCAAGAATGGATGAACTCGGTTAACGGACAGGTTGTAGACATGGACGGTGCCTATGGCGGGCAATGCTGGGACCTATGGAGCAGCTACGCACGCAACGTATACGGCATTCCAGCCGCAGACACCAACACCGTAGACGGATACGCAGCAAGCGTATGCACTGATCGTTACAACCGCTCCCAAGTACTGCAAAACACATTCAGCCGAGAAGGAGCCAACTACACGCCGTCTTACGGTGACGTGGCATTTTGGAACGGTGCGGGCATGAATCATGTCGCCATCGTGGTACGAGACAACGGCAACGGCACCCTTAACACCATGTCGCAAAATCCAAACAAGGCCGGATACGTTACGATCGGCAAGGCCGGAATCATCGGATACTTCCACCCGCGCACGGCAAGCGCACCGGCACCCGCACCGAACAACAATAATGTAACCATCACCGCCCGAACTTACAAGGTCAACGTAGACACGCTCAACGTACGATCAGCCCCGTCCACCTCAGCACAGGTAGTAGCCCAGTATCATTACGGCCAAACCGTCAACCTCGCCGAAGGCGGCACAGTCGCAGACGGATACATTTGGGCACACTATGTCGGTGGTTCAGGCGCAACCCGATACGTCGCACTAGCCCCAGCCGATAAATCAGCATGGTATCTCGTATTCGCTTAAATTAACGGCATAAAATAAGCCCCTAGGTTAATAACCTAGGGGCTTTACTATTACCACGTCCGAGCGAACACTTCCAAGTCCTCAGCAGAAAACAGAAGCAAACAGTCATCCGTTTCATAAGGCAAAAGGAATTGATACGAATCATATAGAGCCATGCCGTAATCATCAACGGCCTGATCACGATCAATCGAACTCGTAACACCGTCCTTGACGCCATGAAGCGTTACAGACGGGTCATCCCACAAAGTGGCGAGAAATTCATTCTTTTCCTTGAGAGTCATATTTGAAATCATCATTTTATTTTTCCTTCCCTTGAAGTTGATAACTACACTATAACACAAACAAAAACACGACACGCCCGAAAACAAACAACACGCCCAAAATAAAAAAACTTGACAGGCTGGGCTAAAAAAAATACAATAGAGGCATAAACACAACAAACAGTCAACAAAGACACAGAACAAAAAAAAATAATACACATATAAAAAAAACCACAAGGGAAAATCTTCACACAAACCCATACCCCTCCC